CAAGTGACCATGGCCCGGTTGGCTGTCTCCCGACGAGCCTCGGGAACCAAGTCAATCAGCTTGTTTACTATTTCAAGTTTTCGGTTTTTCATTGGGGAATATCTGCTCCCCTTGTGTCAACAGCACCACAGAAAACTTATCAGTTTTGAACTGTGCATTGAGCTTCTTGGCCAAGTTTATAGCATGCCCCTGATTGGGGAAGCTGACTTTTTTATACTTGGGACCCGGGTACTGCACCAATAGGTTACTGGTTTTTAAGTTGATGGGCTGGCGGTCAAAGAATACAGCCCAGACTCCTTCGGCTGCTAATACTTGCTCGGTCTTGTATGTACTACGATTAGTTACTTCAACAAGTACAGTTGGTCTGGGTCGGCTCATCAATAAACTCCTACATTTATTTATGAGCGAATTTCACTGGCTAAAAGGTACCGCCCTCAACCTCGACTGAGATGACGCCGGTTGTTGGTGCAGTAGCCTGTCCTCGCTCTTGCAGTACCTGCACAGCCAACAGCAGTTTGGTAATGTCGGCATGCAGATCCCTAGCGTCAGTCATGGACATTGTGAAATCTCGCAGGTTACGACTTTCGGTAGCCTTGATCTTATCGATAAATTTGTTGATATGAATACTCATGTCTGTGCCTCGGCCTCAGTGCGGAAAGGCCCTTTGTATTCATACCGTTGTAGAACAATCAACTTGGGGCTCTGGACCACTTGCCAAGTGCGGCCGGTACGCACACGATACCATCCGGCAGCAAACCAAGACTTGGACCTGGGTTCGCGTGTCCAGAGAGGTACCTGATGCTTGACATCATAGATGGCATTGTATGGACGTCCGGTAGTAGGGAACCCATTAACTTCATTGTCAACTACGGGCGCAGCTTTCTTCTCGATAGGTTCAAAGTCAATTTGAACTTTTTGTTTAAGAGTCTTGATGGATTTGTATTGTTGTATAACGTTGTTAATTTTGATTTGAAATCCATCTGGGCCAGCTTCGATGTTACCGACTTTGGCATCACCTTGCCGTAGGATCCAATACTGATTAGGTATTACTGTTTTGGCTACTATCATTATTAAGTACTCCTGGGTATGTTTGGTTCAGCCAACGACCAAATTGTTCTGCTGATTCTGATGCACGATTGAGTTCAAACTTGCCGCAAAACTTCATGAACCGTGCACCCACTTGTCCGATATCTCTGTGTCTAATTTGGGTTTTGATTGCAGTGTCTACAGCTGACTTGATGTTGTCGGGCTGTGCAGTAAGATCAATCAGCACGAGATTGCGCTCATAGTCATCCAGCACACGATGTTCGGCACCTTCATGATCAGTCCAGCGTTGCATCATGAGATTGTTCCACGCATAGCCGCGGCGTTCTCGATCAGCAAATGCCTCAAGCAGTCCTACTTTGTTCTTGGTGCCCTTGACACGCACGCCGGGGTAGGCCGAAAACACATTGTCGCTGGAATCTCCACGCATGCACTTTTCGAACAGTAGCCATTTGGGTTCAGGAACAGTCTTGGGTAGCTTGGTTTTTTTGTCAATTACGAGTTTGTTTTTGGCGTCAAAAATGCCTTCAAGAGTCAGCAACTCGTCGGTGATGCCGTTAAACTGTTGCACGTTTGGTGCAAGCAATTGAACAAAGTCGGTGTCGCTGCTGACAATATAATGTTGGTCTTGGGGGTGTAACGCTATCCACCGCGCAATAATGTCATCGGCTTCGGCGTTTTCATGTCGGATAACTGAACAGTTAGTCTGCTCACTCAAGTATTTAGTAAAGTTATCAAATGTTTCCCAGAACAGTTTATCTTCTTCTTGCTCTTTTTCTGTAGCAGCAGCCCGCAGTTCAGCACGGTTGCGCTTGTAAGGAAGATACACATCCTTGCGCCAGCTGCGGCCTTCAAGTGCAAATACAACATGATCGGCTTTGAACTTGCGCGCCACCTTGTTCACTGCACTGAGTGTGATGTGTAGGGCGTAGCCGATCTTTTCCCAAGGATCACTTGCACGGAACGCCACATGCCGTGCGCGGAAGAACATGTTTGCAGTATCAATCAAGAGATATTTCATTAGGTGATCAGTTTGTGTTGTATCATGTATTGTAACACATATCGACTCCAGGCCGTATGGGCTTCTTGTCCAAAATGCCAGGAATCAGATGCGACAGTTTGGAAACCGTTGTTTTTTAGCCACTGGTCGTAGGTCAACACAGGATCATATGGACCTATATAGCTATTGCCCCAATATCGTCGGTCCGCCGGCTGTATGTTGCCAAAGTGATTGTTTCCGTTTAAGAAAACATGTTTCACTCCCAATGCAGTCAGCTCAAGATGAAAATTCCAAATAGTTTGATGTGCTTGGTTGGTTACCTGTTTCCAGTCAACCCCAACCACAAAGTTTTTGTACTGCTCTTTTAACTCATCGGGTACTTGATCAATACCCGATGAGTTAACTTGGTAGTAGGTACCATTGTGTGACCATTCTTCACGTTCCCACGTGCTCCATTGAATCACTACTAGAACCTCGGTAGTTGAAAGATCTGTATCTTTTAGCCACTGCCGTGTAGTACGAAGTATCCTGGTGTTTGATCCGGCGGATTCTGCGTCGCACTTGTAAGTGGTTTTGATAACATCGGATAATCTTTTGCCCCAGCTGACTGCCAGGTTATCTGGGTGTGGTACACGTCCCATGTAAAAGTAGCGATGATCATCTTCGGCAAATGCATGACAGTTAACAGCTTCGGCAGCAGCAGCATGGCTATCGCCGTTGACATATAAGATCATTGGGCGCCTTTACAATTCTTTAAACTTTCTGATTCGACTACACGCTTTCTCAGACTGCTGCTGCTGAAGCTGTGGTCTCTTGCGTTGTAGATAATTTTGATGTTTCGTTGTGTGCAAATAGTCTTGCCAGTAAAGTCACGGTCTGCGTACTCGATTCCTAGTATCCTGACATCCACGGGCAGGATAAGCAACAGGTCTTCTAGATCTTTTTCTGTTTCGTAGACCACAACCTCATCAACATAGCGAGTAGCAGCCAGCTGAATCTGCCGTTCTACAATGGTTTGAACTGGGGCGTTTTTGAATAATGGCCTATCTATAGTTGGGTCTGTTTGTAGTCCTGCAATCAAGTAGTCACAGTAGTTCTTGGCCTCGCTCAACATTGCAATATGCCCGGCATGCAGCATATCAAACGTACTAAACACAATGCCGATTGTTTTACCCTGCTCTTTGAGCTCTTTTACTTTGTTGAATATCATATATTCATTTAATATTAAACATCGCCAGGAGTGATGATGTTGGCGTTGGAAAGTTACTATACTCAGTTTGAAAAATCCCCGGTTTTAGATTAGCGTTGATTAGCTCCGCTAATATTTTACTACTTTCTGGGGTCAGGTGGCCGGGCCTCCTATCGTGATACATAGACAACACTTCGCCGGCCGGAACACTTGGGAAAAAATGACTTATCTCAATTTTACTCAATGAAAACAGATCAAATTTCTGCTTCAATGGATAATCAAAGCAAGGTATAATCATTAAGTTTGGATACTGTTGCAAGAATCCATATGCTGCTGCTCGACAGATACGATTAGAGTCCTGCTGCTCGTGCACATGATTAGCATATGAAATACCGATATTAATCTTAATATCAAGCTCAGATAATTCTTTTCTCTTTTGAGTACCTGCCAGATTACCAGCATGAAAATGCCCATTTGGGATACGGATACTGACCCGACCGGGATAAGTTAAGCACCAAATTATAAAATCGTATTGATTGTTATATTTTTCGATTAGGTCCGCACTGTATTCGATACTGGATCCACCTTGGCCAAAACAGGTAACTTTGTACCCGAACTGCTGTTCCAACACACGCCACCAAATATCTCGGTCATATTGCGCCGAGGCAAAACTATCTCCGAATACTCCAATATGCATGATTAACTAACCTCCCTGCGGCCGTTACCTAGATTCCTGCTGCGCACATACGGTTGAGGATTCATGGCTTGTTCCTGTTCCCAGGTTTCCATTACAACGTGTCTGCAGACATTCTGGAACCACCGGTCCACAATTTCCGAGTCAGTGTCTTCACGCTTGAGTTGATATCCAGCACGCACTAGATTGGCAACAAACTTTTCATTCCAGTCAATTTCAAATGCACCCTGATGCAGATTTTCGGGATCAACCTCTAGCCCAAGGATTGCCACATACGGTTCTCCGCGTTCGGTAGCCAGTTCCTTGGGAGATTTTTTAGGCGCAGCAGCAACCTTAGGAGCCTTTAGTGCTTCCACCGCCGGCTTTGTAAATTTTTTCTTTAGATATTCAAACATTATGTCCCCCACTCGTTCTTGAACAATGGCACCTGGAGACGATCGCTATACCTTAGCCCATGCTTGATTGCAAATGCTGCTACATTGCGATTGTTCATACCATACACCTTTTCTACCCCGCCAATAGGCATCAAGTATGCAGGCCCTTTAAATCCAGCA